GCCGGGGGAGCTGCATGTGCTGCGGTCAGACCGGATGGCTTTGGTGCCGGGAGTGGACGGTTGGCCGGTGGCCTATGACTACACCGTGTCGGGGCGCACGCACCGCTTTGCGATGACGGCCGAGCTGCTGCCGATTTGCCATATCAAGACCTTCCATCCGCAGGATGACCATTACGGGTTCAGCCCGATGCAGGCGGCGGCGGTGGCGTTGGACGTGCACACCAGCGCGAGTGCTTGGTCAAAGGCGCTGTTGGACAATGCAGCACGGCCTTCGGGGGCGATTGTGTACAAAGGTGCAGATGGGCAAAGCCATTTGTCGGCCGACCAATATGACCGGTTGTTGAGCGAGATGGAGAGCCACCACCAGGGCGCGCGCAATGCCGGGCGGCCGATGTTGCTGGAGGGCGGTTTGGATTGGAAGCCGATGGGCTTTTCGCCCAGCGACATGGAGTTTCAGAAAACCAAAGAGGCGGCGGCGCGTGAGATTGCCATCGCCTTTGGGGTGCCGCCGATGCTGATGGGCATTCCGGGCGATGCCACCTATGCCAATTACCAAGAGGCGAACCGCGCGTTTTACCGGCTGACGGTGCTGCCCTTGGTGCAGCGCGTGGTGGCGGGCGTGTCGCATTGGCTGTCGGGCTTCACGGGCGATGTGGTGGAGTTGCGCCCTGATCTGGATCAGATCCCCGCGCTTGCGGTGGAGCGTGATCAGCAATGGGTGCGGGTAGGGTCGGCGGATTTCCTGACCCCTGCCGAAAAGCGGGTGCTTTTGGGCCTGCCGCGTCTGCCTGAAGACAGCACGGCGGAGGATGGTGAGGCGTGAGGAAGCCGGGCGAAAGCGGGTCGCGCTTTGTCTACGACAGTTTTGACGCCGCCGCTGCCCGGATCGAGGCCAATGAACGTGTGGCCGAGGAGCGTTGGGCGGCACTGGAGTGGCGGCTAAGCCAGATTGATGCCGTGCTGGAGCGGTTGGAGAAGCGCATCTGGTTGGGTGTTTACGGGGTTGCAGCCTTTATGCTGGCGCAGATGGCTGAGGCGTTGATCCAGGCGGCCACTAGGTAGAATGGTGAGGTGAGATATGGCGATGGATGGTGGATTGGAGCGTAAGGACATGCAGGCACCTGCCGGAGCCGGGATGGGCCTGCGGGTGATCGATGGTCACGGGATCGAGGGCTATGCCAGCCTGTTTGGCAAGCGCGATCAGGGCGGCGATGTGGTCGTGAAGGGTGCCTATGCGGCCAGTCTGAAACGGCTCGCGGCGGCGGGTCGGGCGGTCAAGATGCTGTGGCAGCATGACCCGGCCCAGCCGATCGGCATTTGGGATGAGGTGCGCGAGGATGCCACGGGCCTGTGGGTCAAGGGGCGCTTGTTGCACGACGTGGCGAAGGGCCGCGAGGCGGCGGCCTTGTTGGCAGCGGGGGCGATTGACGGGCTGTCGATTGGCTATCGGACCGTCAAGGCAGAGCGAGATGGCAAGGGCCAACGCCTTTTGCAGGAGTTGGAGCTTTGGGAGGTGTCCTTGGTGACCTTTCCAATGCTTCCCGAGGCGCGGGTGGCGGCCAAGGGTGATGACCCCGAGGCCGAGACTTGGCGCCGATTGGCGCAGGCCTTGACAGAGGCGGCAGAGGCCATGGCTGGGCGGCCCTAGGCCCGGATTTTCAACGAAACCGAAGGATGACTGGAATGACCGAGACAAAGGCTCGGGCCGGGGAAGGTGTGCCTTTGGCCACCAGAGCCGCCCAAACTCCGGCAGCGGACGTGAAAACCGCTCTGGAAGGATTTCTGAACGCTTTCAGAGGCTTTCAGAGCGACGTGAAACAATCATTGCAACATCAGGAAGAGCGTTTGACCATGCTGGATCGCAAACAAATGACTTTTGGCCGCCCTGCACTGGCCACCAGTGCCGAGGTGGAAGTGCCCCACAAGAAGGCCTTTGGCGCCTACTTGCGCTCGGGCGATGATGATGGCTTGCGTGGCCTTGTTCTGGAGGGCAAGGCCTTGTCGACCGCGGTGGCTGCCGATGGCGGCTATCTTGTGGATCCGCAAACCGCCGAGACCGTTCGTTCGATGCTGGTGTCGACCTCTAGCTTGCGCGCTGCGGCCAATGTGGTTCAGGTGGATGCGACGTCGTTCGACGTGCTGATCGATCGGTCGGAAGTTGGCTCGGGCTGGGCCACCGAGGTTGCGCCGCAAGCGGAAACCGGGACCCCGACGATTGAGCGGATCTCGATCAAGCTGCATGAGCTGTCGGCCATGCCGAAGGCCAGCCAGCGGTTGCTGGATGACAGCGCCTTTGACGTGGAAGGTTGGCTTGCCGGCAAGATCGCTACGCGCTTTATCCGTGCCGAGGCGGCGGCCTTTATCAACGGTGATGGTGTGGACAAGCCGCGCGGCATTTTGTTGCCGCCGAAGGTGGCCAACGCGTCCTGGACCTGGGGCAGTCTGGGCTACATCCCGACGGGCGCTGCGGCGGATTTTGCCACTACCAATGCAAGCGATTGCATCGTCAATCTGGTCTATGCGCTGGGGGCGGATTACCGCGCTAACGGCACTTTTATCATGAATTCGAAAACTGCAGGCGCGGTGCGCAAGATGAAGGATGCCGATGGCCGCTTTATGTGGGGCGATAGCCTGCAGGCCGGGGAGCCCGCGCGTCTGATGGGCTATCCTGTTCTGATCTGCGAGGATATGCCGGATGTGGCCGCAAACAGCCACCCCATCGCCTTTGGCGACTTCACGGCCGGTTACACCATTGCCGAGCGCCCCGATCTGCGCATCCTGCGCGATCCCTTCTCGGCCAAGCCGAATGTGCTGTTCTACGCCAACAAGCGCGTGGGCGGCGATGTCACCGACTTTGCAGCGATCAAGCTGCTGTGTGTCGCTGTCTCCTAATCGAGTCGGTGGGTCTGGTCCCTGTAAGGGGGCCGGACCTTTGGGCGCGCATGGGTTCTCAAGGGGCCTCTGGGGTTGATGGCAAAGGATCTGAAGATGATGCTGACGGAAATGACAACAGTCCCTGTTGCGGCGCTGCCTGTTCAAGGGTTGAAGGACCATTTGCGGCTGGGCAGCGGGTTTACCGAGGATGGGCTGCAAGATGGGTTGATCGAAGCCTATCTGCGTGCCGCGATTGCGGTGGTGGAGGGGCGGATCGGCAAGATGCTGATCGCGCGCCGATTCAAGTTGGAGTTGGAAGATTGGCGCAGCTCCGGTGAGCAGCCTTTGCCTGTAGCGCCGGTTAGCTCTGTGCTGTCGGTGACGGTGGTGGATGCGGCGGCTGTGGCCACGGTGGTAGATGCGGCGCGCTATCGGCTGGTGCCGGACATGCATCGGCCGAAGCTGGTGGCTGTAGGGGTGTTGTTGCCCGTTGTGCCGATGGATGGCCGTGCTGAAGTAGTGTTTGACGCAGGCTTTGGGGCGGCTTGGGCCGAGGTTCCGGTGGATCTGGCGCAGGCGGTGATGCTGCTGGCGGCCGAGTATTACGAGGTGCGCCAGCCCGGAGATGGCGGGCAGGGGGGGCTGCCCTTTGCGGTGCAGGCGCTGATTGAGCGCTGGCGCACGGTGCGCATTCTGGGGGGAAAGTCATGAATGGGGTGCGTCTTGATCGCCGGATGGTGCTGGAGGCACCCGATCGGGTGGCCGATGGCGCGGGCGGGTTTCAGCTGACTTGGGCGGTCCGCGGGGTGTTGTGGGCCGCGCTCAAGCCCGGTGCGGGGCGTGAGGCCGCCAGGGTTGAGGTGCGCGCGGCGCAGGTGGCTTACCGGATCACGGTGCGGGCGGCCCCTGTAGGATCAACGGCTCGGCCACGGCCTGAGGATCGGCTGCGTGATGGGGCGCGGGTGTTCACTCTCTTGGCGGTGACCGAGGAGGATCCGCGTGGCCAGTATTTGACTTGCTTTGCCCGAGAGGAGGACCCGGCATGAGCTATGCAGCGGCGGCTGCCTTGCAGGCGGCAATCTATGGCGCGCTGAGTGCGGCGCCCGCACTTTCGGGGGTAAGTGTCGTTGATGCCATGCCCCCCGGCACCACGCCCGGTACGTTCATTCTGATCGGCCCCGAAGTGGCAACTGATCAGTCCGATGGTACGGGGGCGGGTGCAGAGCATCGGTTCACCATCAGCGTCATCAGCGATGCGGCGGGGTTTTTGACCGCGAAATCGCTGG